TAACGTCCTCCCAGGACTGTTGGGAGAAGTTACAAATATCTCTCTTTGAACTTCTCCAAGCGGTCATCATAAGTCATGTTCAATTCGTTACACAAATGAGAAATACCAGCCTTCTCAGCTACCTCCTTCATCTGCTCACGTCTCTGATCATAAACTTTACGACCATATTGCCACCATTCTCTCAAAGCGCCATCAATGTTCTGGGCGCTCTGATCTTCAAGACCTACAGAACGCGATTTGCAAACAGTGTGCAAAGACTTCCAGATTGAATCCTCTTCCAACACCCCATGAATCAGCCCAGTCTCTTCCTCAAAGCGGTTCTTTCGCTTCAAGAAATCAGCCTCATCATCGTTCATGTAAGGCTTGGGCTCAGACTTTTTATCTGGCATGGTAAGAACCATATCCCTGTTGGCCAAAAAATGACTATAAGAGAGATGGTTGAGGAAATTGGTATCCTTGCGAGTCGATCCTTTGAAATCGTCGCCATATGTCATCACAGAGCATCGAGCCCTGAATTCATCTGGATAACCCAATTCCTTGGGATACAACTGGAAATAAGCGCATCTCATCAACAATGAGTTCACAGTGCAATTGACATATACCGTCATGTTATGACCTGAAGGGTTAGAACCGGAGTGAATAATCACATCTCCATTGTAAGACACACAGGAGTATGCGATCTCGGTAGCTATTCCCTTCATTATGGTAATGTCTCTCTCTGAATACTGACCGTTCCATTGTGCGATTTGAATGTAAACCTCGAAAGCAGCAATAATAAGTTGAGCAGGCATACGCAAGTCATATTTACTGTAATCACCAGCAAAGATACGATCTGCACCAAACTTTCGCATGTGCTTTGCTAACTCATCCCACTCTGGGCCCTGAGCATTCACACCAACGGCACACTCTGAATCCAATGGAAACATAGACAGAATGCGTGCAATGGGCAACATATATTTGCGAACAACCATTTGAAATGCCCAATCGGCGGCTTGGAACACACGGACTTTATCCTTGCCTAGCTCAGTCGGCTCATCCTTGACACAAGCTCTGAAAATCGCGTAACAGCGTTCCCCATCAGCAAGTAAATCCTCCATCTGTCTCATCTGATCCATAATCATCTGATCACACTCGGCAGGACACGCAAAATCAGGATAGTCCTCTGGAGGCAAAAGTGTGATCATTTCCGACTTGGGTCCAGATAATGGAAAACCCTTGGAAGTACCACGCTTCATCGCATCAATAAAGCGACAACCATCTCGTCCACACAAAATCTCCATGTCGTTGAGGGGCTTCAATTCCTTCGTTATGGTATCTCGAAATTCAGGTTCATCAAATCTCGCAATCAAATGACCCGCGTAATCAATAATGGCGTCCTCAAGAAGATGAGGTTCCACACCAGGACTTGGATTTGAAGATTGAGCTAATGCAGCTTGCCACATCTTCTTGTTGTGAAACTTGGGAGGACCGTGCTTCCGTTCAACTCCAGTGACTTCAGCTAAAATGCCAGAAATAGGAGTTTCCACGACTTCACTCTTAGTGTGATGCACTCTATCCATATTCGACCCCATGAACTCAACATTACTCCCATGCGGAAGATAATTCAAGGGAGAATTAGGATGAATGTCGCGAGAAGTGACCACTTGCTTGTCATAACGAGACATGGGAAAAGTTCCAGCAGAATGAGCTGGAAATCCATCCCTACAAAGATGCGTACCAGCAATTGCTGCACGCAACTCTTCTCTAACAATGGTCAAACCTTTACCACTAGCAGTACCAGTGATTCCACGCAAATGAATGAAAATAATTGGATATTTGGCAAATGAACCTATGCCAACCGCCCCACACATGCCATTAAAGGTATTGTATGGCGTGTGATATTGATACCCAGCACCTCCGGACTCGCAATCCTTAATGTAGGTCGCTTTGATTGGTTCATCTGATAATGACCCATCCTTATATCTGTACACGATTCGTGCATTCCCAGACACAGTAACCTTGTCAGGAAATAAATCCACAATGTCAGAACGCGTACCTCCCGCAGGTAATGAGACAACACACAAATCCTTGCCAGGAATGGGAATGATATTCTGAACACCGAGGAAACTCGTAAAAGTTCCTCCCAAAGAATCAGGATCTTTTCTTGTGACCAAGATCTTCAATGTGTTCCGATTCTCAAATACATGGAGTGGAAACAAATAATTTGTCCCTCCAATAGCGAGAATGTCACAAGATTGTTGAAATTTATCCTCCACCATTGTGACATGAAAAAGATTGTTCTTAACCTTTGCGACAACCTGTTCGAGCGTCATCGTGTCATTTCTATGAGATACATACAGCTCTCCCAAAACAGGATTACACCACGGATTGACCTCGGCGTCTCGCTCCTCCAAATCAGAGAGCTTTTTCGGTGCCAAAGTAGCCTGATGTTCATGTACAAAGCGAAGTGCTTTCACAAATTTATGAATCGCTTTTGCTGCAGCACATAGGGCGAGAAACTGGACAGCTTTGCTCTGACGAACAGAAGCAAATAAATCAGCTGTAATTTCTCTATTGTTACTCAAGCGCTCACATATATCACTCTTCCACTTAGCCAAAATGGTGTAGTAAAGAAATAGACACACGCTAACGGCGAACAAGCACAAGCCTGCAGACAATTCACCAAACACAGCACCCATGCAAAGAATCAGACAGAACATTTGCAACATGGCATTTCGAGTGTTGCGTTCCAATTCAATGAACTCTCGTGCATGAAACAACATATAAGCTTTTTGGACATAAGAATTATCAACGACACGCTGAGGAATGCGTAAAGTAATAGCACTCGTAAGCGCCGGAATTTTCTCAATCTGCTCTTTCAGCGATCCAAATGTTTCAGAAATTGAAGCCTGTTTATCCAAGTGTCCCGTAAGTGCTTCTCGATCATAATCTTCCCATGACTGAGATGATTCACTCGAAGCATCGTTGGAAACCGGACTTTCAGTACTGCTTACGCTATGAATATCCTCTTCCACTGACGTGGTAGGGGCCAACTCAGCTTGTGGAGTAGCACATCGACACAAACGCGGTGTACGGCGACAAACATCACAATACGACCGCGCTTTAACCATATTTTGTGCTTTACGCACAACAGTTCGCTGATTGTCAAAATGCGCTTCACAAGAATCCGTAGCATATTCCAAAAATTCATGCACATTCATGTGCGTCTCATTGATAGATCCATCAATAGGGCCCAACAACAGCTTGGAATTTTTCCCATTGGGAACAGAAACTACCAAGTCCCAAATATCAGCATCCAAATCATCTCCAGGAAATACCTTATTCACCTTCTTGGTGTCCAATCTGCCATCAGGAAGGGCAAATTCGGGCTTGACGTTCACTTTGACATGAATATCACCTCTCCTGACAATGGAAAATGGGTCGATTGAACACTTGCGGGCATGATCAGCCAAGGGAGCATTACTCGTAATGACAAGAACATGTGGACGAATTTCAATTTTCCCTTTTTCATGTAAATCGGCCTTGTTTGCATATGTAACAACATTATTGCAAATATCGATCAGCCTATCACAAGGTGA